CTTCTGCCGATAAAGTGGTGGATGGCGCGGCGGCTATCTCCGCCAGCAGTGCGGTAACGGCTTCTGGTCTTATTCTTATTGAAGGCGCTGCCGCTATTGCGGCTTCCTCAACGGTTTCGGCTAGTGCGGTGCGGGTTCCTACAGGCCAGGCGCTGATACAAGCCATTTCGGCCCTAACTGCCTCTGGGGTGGTGGATTACAATGGGGCGGCGGTGATTCCTGGGGTGAGCGGCGTTACCGCCAATGCGGTTAAAACCGCCAAAGGGGCGGCGGCTATAGCTGCTACTGCGACAATAACGGCAACGGGTTCCTTAAAGTGGGAAATCTTGCCGGATGTTACTGAGATTTGGACGGGTATAGTGGACACTTCCACTATTTGGGAAAATGTTAGCGGTAGCACAGAAACATGGACCGGAGTGCCGGATTCCTCTACAATATGGGCACAGGTTTCTACCGTGTCTGAGAATTGGACAAGGGTGCAATAATGGCTGATACCACCACAACGAACCTTGGTTTGACCAAGCCAGAAGTCGGCGCGAGTGCCGATAGCTGGGGGACCAAGCTGAACACCGACTTGGATTTGGTGGATGATGTTTTTAAGGGCGATGGTACTGGCACTAGTGTTGGTTTAAAGGTTGGTACTGGAAAAACGCTGGCGGTTGCTGGTACTTTTTCTGTTACTGGGTCTGCTAGTTTTTCTCCAGCTTTAGGGACCTCGAGCGGCGGAACTGGGCTAACTGGATTTACAGCGGCTAATAACGCAATTTTTTCCACATCTTCCTCTGCGCTTACCGCCGGTACATTACCTACAGCCGCTGGGGGAACTGGTTTAACAACCTTTACGGCTGCCAATAATGCAATTTTTTCTAGTTCATCAAGCGCCTTAACGGCTGGCACGCTACCTGTTGCTGCTGGCGGTACTGGGGCTTCATCTTTAACAGCAAACAATGTAATTCTTGGAAATGGGACATCTTCGGTCCAATTTATTGCCCCTGGGACTGCTGATAATGTGCTTATTTCAAATGGCACAACATGGGTGAGCGGCACTGTTCCTGCGGCTGGGTCTTGGATTTATCTTTCTACAGTTACTGCATCAAACCAAGCAACTGCTGACATAGAAACTACATTTGATAGTACTTATAATTATTATATGCTTGTTTTAAGCGGCGTTTATCCACATACCTTAGGCGCTAGAATATTGGCTAGAATGAAATTAGGGGGGTCATACCTATCGGGTGCTGGTTATTTTTACCATTCTTCTAACCTAAGTGCTTCATCGACTTCATACGGGACAGCAACTGTATCAACTGGGACATCATCCATAAATATATTTGATGGGTTAAATAATTCAAATGTAGAAGCAGCTTATGCTATTCTTTATTTATCGGCACCATCAAGCACTTCAACAGCTAAAAGAATTTTCGGAACTGGTGGATATAGCACCGCTGGCTCGAGTAGAATTGGAACAGTTCTTAATGGTGGCAATACTAGCCAAGATGCTTTAACTGGCGTTAGATTTCTTGCTAGTACCGGTAACATTTCTGGTAAATTTTCGTTGTACGGTCTGAAAAATAGCTAAGGGCAGAAAAAATGACAAGATTTAAAGCAACATCAAATGGACCGATTCCTTTTACCGAAGAAGAGGAATTGGAAAGAGATAAAGAAGAAGCTGAATGGCTGGCGCAATCTTCAATTCGAGCAGCAATAGAAGTGCGTAAAAAACGCGAACAACTTCTATCTGAATCAGATTGGATGGTGTCACGCTACATGGAAACTGGGGTTAAATTGAGTGATGAATGGGGCGCGTATCGCCAATCTTTGCGTGACATTCCCCAGCAACCTGGTTTCCCAGAAAATATAATCTGGCCAGTCCCGCCTTCTTAAGAGGAGACAGCCGCCATGGATGGGCAGCATTCTGAAACGGCAAAAACAGTTATGGATGTCATATCTATAGGCACTGTAATTGGTACGCTTGCCCAGGTTCTGCCAGCTATTGCGGCGATCTTCACTATCTTTTGGACTGTTATTCGGATTTATGAAACCAAGACGGTCCAGGCTATCATCCGGCGCGGAAGGTAATTTGGATGTATGTTCCTCTGAAGGTTCCGCCGGGTGTTTTTAGGAACGGGACGCAGTACCAATCTGTTGGCCGATGGTATGATTCTAACCTTGTGCGTTGGTTTGAGCAGACATTGCGCCCTATTGGTGGTTGGGAAAAACGGCTTGAAAATGAAACAGGTAGCTATTTAAGCATCCAAGTTAATGGCGTTATGCGCGGGTCGCATTCTTGGCGGGATAATAGTGCAAACCAATGGCTTGGGGCTGGCGGTAGTAAGAAATTATACATCATCAAGGCGAGCAAGAAGCCCTATGATATTACGCCATATCGCGCTACTGGAACGCTAACGAGCGCGTTCAGCACTGTTAGCGGTTCTGCTGTTGTGACAGTTGCTGACACAGCGCATGGCGCCCTTACTGGCGACACAGTGAATTTCTCCAATGGTACTGCTATTGGTTCTAGCGGCATAACTCTATCTGGCAACTATATCATTACAAGACTAACAGAAGATTCTTATACTATAACAGCTTCTGGGAATGCGGCTTCAACAGAAACAAACCAAGGTAACGCTGACTATAAGTATGAAATCAACATTGGATATGTTGATAGTCAGGCCCAAAATGGTTTTGGAACTTGGTTGTATGGACAAAGCACATACGGCACACCAAGGCCGCAATTTTCCTCTACGGGTGTTATTCCTGCGTCAACATGGGCGCTTGATAACTGGGGTGAGTATTTGCTTGCCTGCCGTAATGACGAAGGCAAGATTTACGAATGGACGCTGAACACTGCCAATAGGGCGGCTGTTGTTACTAATGCGCCAACTGGCAACAGTTCTATCTTGGTAACGCCAGAGCGGTTTGTCTTTGCTTTAGGCGCGGGTGGTAATCCGCGTAAGGTGCAATGGTGTGACCAGGAAGACAACACTGATTGGTCGCCGTCAGCAACAAACCAAGCGGGTGATTTCGAGTTATCCACATCTGGGAAATTGATCTGTGGAGAACGCACTAGGTATGGTTCACTGCTTTTGACCACGGTGGATGCCCATCTAGCGACGTACCAAGGCCCGCCATACGTCTATGGGTTTGATCGTATTGGTTTTGGTTGTGGGGCAATTAGCGCTCAGGCTTCTGTTAGCATTGATAACGGCGCTGTTTGGATGTCTGATGGCGTGTTCTATCTATTTGATGGCGCCATTAAGCCTTTGCAGTGCGATGTGTCTGATTATGTTTTTTCAGATTTCAATTATGGGCAAGCTGCCAAGGTCGCGGCGGTATTAAATTCTGAGTTCTTCGAGGTTACATGGTTCTATCCTTCTGGCGGTTCTTCTGAGTGTGACCGCTATGTGTCTTGGAATTTCCGCGAAAATGTTTGGTATTTTGGGACATTGGCCAGGACCACGGGCGTCCCTGCTGGCGTATTCCAGTATCCAATCATGTTTGATCCCTCTGGTTATGTTTATGACCATGAGGTGGGATATTCTTATGACGGCGCAGCGCCATACGCAGAGAGTGGGCCGGTTGAGTTCGGGAATGGTGACAGAATTATGGTGGCTCGCCAGGTGCTCCCTGATGAGAAAATACAGGGCCAGGTAAACGTCACATTCAAAACCCGCTTTGCCCCAGAAGGGGTAGAAAGCACCTATGGGCCTTACACCATTTCTGCCCAATACACTGATGTTAGGTTCAGCGGGCGTCAGGTTTCCTACAAGGTTACTGGCGTTGAATTGGGTGATTGGCGTGTCGGTAATTTCCGCCTTGAAGCGGTGCCAGGGGCTAGGCGATGAGGTTACCACCATCCCCTGCTGTTTATATTCAGCGTGATGACCAGACCGCCAGAAGCATGGCTGAGAAAGCCGACATGGAGAACCACAAGCGAGGGCGCGATGTGGAGATTTCCCCAGGGCGCCTGATTATCAAATCGCCAGATGGAACCCGCTGGAGCATTGAGGTGGACAATTCCGGCACCGTATCGGCTTCGTCGCTATGAAGCCATTTGATGCGGAGTTCGAGCGGTGTTCTAAGTGGTTACAGGATGCTTTGGATTATGCGGGGAATACCCACGAACTTGCAGACGTAAAGCAGGGTATTCAAGAAGGGCGGTTTACATTCTGGCCAGCGCCAAATGGCGTCATTGTGACCGAGATTATAGAATATCCCGCCTTTCGGGTTCTCCATGCTTGGCTTGTTGGGGGTGAGTTGTCCCAGATTGTCGATATGATCCCTTCATTGGATGCTTTTGGGCGTCGGTTTGGGTGCAGTAAATTGACAGGATGCGGGCGCCATGGGTGGGTTCGTGCTTTGAAAGAACATGGTTTCAAGGGTATAATGACCACGGTTTCTAAGGAGATTTCCCCATGAGTAAGGGCGGTGGCAAGCAGTCAACCACTCAGGTCCAATCGGTTGACCCTGAGTTCAAGGAACGCGCCCTTGATGTGTATTCCCGCGCCGAAGCGGTAGCGGATCAGGGGTACACGCCTTACACTGGTGGGCAGGCTTATGAGGATTACGCTAGACGCACAGTAGCGGGGTTGACCCCGGCCCAGGAAGCGACTGCGTTTGAGTTGCTTCAAATGCGGAACCAAGCGCAGCCTGCGATCCGTGAAGCCATGGGTTATACCCGTGGTGCTACCCCCGACTTTGGCGCCGCTAATGCTGCTTTTTATCGCCCATCTTTCGATGGTGTTAGGCGAGAGATATATCGCCCCCAATATGGCGAAACTCAAGGTTTGATCCGCCAGACAAGCGCGATGCCTTCTGTAACTGAGGCGCAAGAACTAACTCGCGGAGCTATTCGGCCAAGCGAATATGGTGAGGCTAGAGATGTTGTGCGCGCTGCATTGCAGCAGCCTGGCTTTACAGAAGCGCAACAGTATGCGCGTACTGGAGCGGAATATCAGCCCGGCACCATCGCTGGCGGGATGTCTGCTTATCAGAATCCATATGAATCACAAGTTGTTCAAACTGCCCTTTCAGATATTGAGCGTAGCCGTCAGTTGGCGACGCAGCAAGGCGCGGCGCAAGCCGCCAGGGCAAGGGCTTTTGGTGGTTCTCGCCAGGGAATTGCCGAAGCTGAAACCAACCGTGCTGCCTTAGAGCAAGCCGCCCGGACTTCTGCCCAGTTGCGGGCGCAGGGTTTTGAAACCGCTGGCAGGATGGCGGCGCAAGATGTGGGGTATGGCTTGCAGGGCGCCCAGCAGCGTCTTGCCGCTGCCCAGCAGCTTGGCGCTTTGACGCAAGCGCAACAGGCTGGGATGTTTGGTGGCGCTAGGGATTTGGGTGCGCTTACCCAGGCTGAACAGGCAGGCGTTTACACTGGTGCCGGTCAGATTGGTCAGCTTGGGGTTGCTGGCACTCAATCTGAATTGGGTCGCGCGGCGGCTTTAGCTGGGATTGAGCAAGCTAAAACCCAAGCTGGTCTTGGTATTTCTCAGTTGCTTGGCGGTTTTGAGCAAGCGCGTGCCCAAGCGGCGGCGCAGGAAACCCAGCAACGCGCTGCCATGGCGCAGGCTACTTCACAAGCTAATTTGGCCCGTGGAGCACAGTTGGCGGGGCTTGGCGTCACTGGTCAAAGGGCTGCAACAGAAGGCGCGCAAACTGCCTTCAACGCGCAAGAGGCTTTACGCCAAGTTCAGCAGCAGCGCATGACGGCGGCTGAAGAAGCGTTTATGCGCGAGCAGGGCGAGCCTATGCGCGATCTGCAAATACTCCAACAGGCGCTTGGGTTCTTCCCAAATCCAATGACCACCACTGCGACGCAACGCCAGACGCTTGGGCCGCTGGATATTATCTCCAGGCTTGGCGGCACGGCGGCTTCTGGGGCGCAGTCTTACTACTTGTTGTGCTGGGTTGCCCGCGCTGTTTATGGTGTGGAAAACCCCCGCTGGCTGATGTTCCGCGAATGGCTTCAGGAAGATGCGCCTAAGTGGCTCGTGCGGCTTTATATCCGCCATGGCGCTGCATTTGCGGATTGGCTTGAAGGCAAAGACAGCCTGAAGGCGATGATCCGGCGCTTTATGGATGGGCGTATCGCCAAGAAGTTTGGAGGCTAAATCATGAATTTTGATCAAGCTCTAAATTATTTTGGCGGGTTGCTGGGGTTTAATAATACCCCATCGCCAGAAGCCCTTAATGTCGCTGGCACTGGCTATCAGGGTGCCGAAGCCAATCCAGGCAGAACTCAATTCCGTGAACCGCGCCCTGATCCTTTCGCCCGTTTCTCGCCAGATCAGCGCCAGGCCCTTGGTTATGCTTCTTTAGTGGATGCCTTTGGGGCGGTGTCGGGCAACCCCACTGGGGCGACGTCAGGTTTGATGCAGACGTTTGATCTTACTTCTGGTCGAACCCAGCGCGGCGGTTTACCGCAAATGGCGCCACAACAGCAGGCGGCGCAAGCGCCCCAGCCCATGCAGATTCAAGCGCCGCCAATGCGCCCGATGCCTCAAATGCAGGCACCGCAAATCCAAATTGGAATGCCCCCGCGTCGGGGTGTTAATCCGCTGTTTTTAGGGGGTTAAGATGAGTGAGACGTTTTATGGCGCAAGACCAATAACTGAATTAAGCCGCGATGAATTGGCACAATATCTTGGTGCCTTGCGGTTTGGCCCTGGCCCTGCCGGGATTCGTTCTCCTTATTCTGAAGAAGAATTGCGTGGGCAACTTGATTTATTGACACAACAGCAGCGGGCTTTGCTTGATGTTGGGACAGCTAATCGCCCATTCCTCGGGATGGAAGGCGATTTGCCTGGCTCGCTCACTGTACCGCCAGCGCCCGGTGGGTTTAGCCCAGGCATGGGGCTTCTAACTCCAGAACCACCACCAGCCCCCGCGCAGCCTGCTGCGCCATTGCCTCCGGTTCAGGAAAGGCAAGTTCGGCCAGCGGCAGAAGTGGTTTCTGTTCCGCGTTTTGTGGAGCCGCAACCGCAACCACAAGCGCAACCGGCGCCAGTTGCGGCGCCCCCTCCTGCCGCGAGTCAGCCGGAAAGGGACATTGGTAATACCCTGATGGGCTTGGCGGCGATCCAAGATGCTTTCGCTATTCTTGGTGGTCGCCAACCAACTGCCTTGGCGCAGATGGCGCCAGTTGCCCAGCAACGCTCACAGCAGCAGGCCCTTAATCAAATCCTGGCGGCGCGTTCCGGCGGCTCTTTAACACCCCAACAAGCCACCATCCTTGGACAAGCAGTGCAGCAGGCTGGCGTGACTGCTGGCACACAAGCAACGGCGGCGCCAGGCCAAGCGCCAGGTGGTGGTGGGTTTACCCCGCGCGGCTTGGCGGTAAATACGCGGCTTGAAAGTGGCGGTCAGGCTGATGCCCGTAATCCTCTTTCCACTGCCATGGGTGCTAATCAGTTCATTGAAAGCACTTGGTTAGAGTTCGCGCGGGCTAATCCTGAGTTGTTCCCAAATATGAACCGCGAGCAAATCCTGGCGCGCCGGGCTGATGTTGATTTGAGCGCCCAGGCTACGCAATGGAACGCCAGGCGCAATTCTGAAATCCTACAAAACGCCAATCTTCCCGTAAATGATGCGACGCTTGGCATGGCGCATATGTTTGGCGCTGCTGGCGCCCGACAACTTTTGCGATCCGATGTTGGGGCGCGAATGGAAGATGTTGTGGGGGCTGACGTTCTCCGCGCTAATCCAAATCTTGCGGGCCGCACTGTTGGTCAGGTGGTGCAAGGGTTTGTTCAGAATTATGGCGCGCCACAAGCGCAGCAAGC